TATTGTTTATTGATATTGGTTTTAGTGATCTTTGGAAATCAGGTTTAATTATTAAGGGCACATCAACAAGCGCTCCAACAGAAACAGATGATAGAAATGACCATATATTTAAACAAACAATAACATTACAAATAAGGAATGAATGGAGGAGACAGATCCCAATTAAAAATATAATAGATGTAATAAATTTTGGAATACAGTTTGGCGGCACAACCCCCGCTACACCAATTGCGGTTAATTTGACAATTAATACAGACGAAACATTGTCAGATATGTTGGCAAATCTATAAACATGTAACGGAAATACAAAAATTAGGCATAAAAAGAGATAGTAAATAGATAGCGAATAAATGGCAATAATACGACATTTTACTAACAAGGACTTTATATGAGCAACATATCAGGCGCACAAGGAGCATTACCAGGCGTACTTACAAACGTCGTAACACAGAGCGCCAATGCTTCTGTTCCAGGCGGCATTCGAGTCTCCGCAATAATAGGCCAGGGAGCAAGAAGTGATGTCATAGTTGCATCGGCTAATGGTAACGGAAATGATGGTTTAAACACAACCTATACTGGCACTAACGGATCAGATGGAAGGCATTTTCTATTAGATTTTTTTCCTGTAATTAAAAATAGAACTCAGCTATTTAAAAATGGCACCCCTCTAATAGGATTAGAAGAGCCAATACCAGTAGGATCATTTAGTGATTCTTATGATTATGTATTAGATATTACAACTGGAGAGATTGAATTACAAACTGCGCATCTTGTTGATCAGGGAGGAAGTTTTTTTACTAATGGTTTAACTAACGTTGGCCAAGGATCTCTTCAAAATTTATTATTGAAAGATGCTAACGCTCCAACAGAAACTTGGACAATAAAATGCGTTTCGGTACAAAGAAATAATCTAAATGTCCCAATAGCATCGACAGCAAATTTCGTGGCTTTCGGTTCAGTATCAGGCAATGTTGTTGATCAATATGGAAATACTGTAGTTTGGGTGGCTAATAATACGATTGCGACAAACAGTATATTAAGTTTTAGTATACTTGAAACAGCTCCACCATTTCGTGAAGGAGATTATTTCACGGTTAAGATTGCATCTGGTGTTCTCGTAAGAGGTAATAGCTTAACTGCATCATATATTGCAGTTGACGATATTAATAATCCTACATTTTTATCTAGTGAACCACAAATTCAAACAAATTATGGTAAGCCAAGTCTTTCCAATACCCTGTCACTAGGTTGCCAATTAGCATTTTCAAATCAAACACCTGGTATAATGTGTGTTGAAGCTGCTCCACCACTACCAAGACGAGTTTCTTACGAATTAGAAACTAATTTTAATGCTACTTCCGTAAACTGTAATGATTTCGTAATTCCCCTTCCATTGGGCGTATCACCAGATCCCAACTCACAAATACACGTTTTCGTTACTAACCCATCTACTGGTATTGAAACACAACTTCTGCCTAATAAGTTCCCATTTTTCACTCTTGGTACTGGAGGTAATCCTGCAACTTGCACATTTGTTTTTGATAATACCATTGCTCCTGGCGGAAATTCATTCTCATATTCTGTTAATACAACAAATGCAACAATTGGTTTCGCGCAAGATGGGTATCTAAACGCATCTCTAACATCACCAACAAACGCAGCATTTTCTTCGAACACAATTACATTTGAACAATCAAATGTCGGACAAACACTAACTATAATTGATGCCAATAACCCAGCAAACGTAGGATCTTTTGGTATAACATCTGTTTCTGGCGGAGTCGCTACAATTTCTGCTTTAGCCACACCACCTTTTGCAGATTTCGTTAATATTGGAGACACAACACTTGCAGCAGGATCATATAGTGCAGTTCTACCACAAGCAATAATTAATGTAGGATCAACTACTGGTCTATATAATCCAAATGTTCCAGCAGGAGGAGCACCTGGAGTAATTTATGTAGCAAATACACTTGGCGCTGTTCAAACTATAACATATACTGGGGTTACATCAACTTCATTTACTGGTTGTACTGGTGGAACTGGTACTCTTCCAACAGGCGCAGGAAAACAAGTTGGCAATGCATCGTTCCAACTAATTAATTCACTATTTGGTACTCCTGTTCCAAATGCAGCTGGAGTTCTAACAATTGCTGCAGTTGCTGGTACTGGAACAGCAAACGTTATATCATCTGTTGACATAACATCATACTTTGTAAACGGATATCAGCTACTTATAAATTATCCAAACAGCCCAATAGCAACAATTGATACGCAGGGTGGGGGATATCCACTTGATTCAGGATTATTTGATGTTGTTGGCGCTATATCATCAACAGCATTCACAATAACTAAATCTTTCGTTTCTGAACACAATCTAAAATTCGAAGTAGTAGATACAACACAAACTTCTGATTATCTAGTACTTAATCACAATATAGTTCCAAATGGTAATTCACTACGGGTTACAATAGTTGACGTCAAAGATGCAGCATTTTTCGATGCCGGTTGGGAACTAGCTCTCGCATCTCTAGAAACACAGGAAATAGATATTCTTGTTACATTGCCACTACAAACTATTTCTGTTATATTCCAAAATGCACTAAATCATTGTTTGGAAATGAGCAATATACTTAATAGAAAGGAACGTGTATTGTTCTTGGGCGCAATTAATGGCCTAATTCCTGCTAACCTTACTGGAGCACAATTGGCAGCAGTTGAAAGCCTTGGAGTGCTAGAAGGAATTCAGGGAAATACGGTTGCAGAAATTCTTGCTGGAGACACAGAAGACTTGGCAAATTATAGTGTACCAAATGCATATGGTGAAACTTATCGCGCAGTATATTTCTTTCCAGATCAAATCGTTGTTCAAGTTGGATCAGATAATCAGATAATTGATGGTTTCTATATTGCTGCCGCCGCTGCTGGGTACATGAGTGGACAAGCCAATGTTGCAATTCCACTAACAAATAAGGTTTTGAGCGGGTTTACAATATTGAACAACAGAACATACAATAATACAACATTGATGCAGTTAGCCGCTGCCGGTGTAACGACTCTTGCACCAGTTGCCGGCGGAGGAAATGTACTGTGGGGCTTAACAACTACACAAAGCGGATTCCCACAAGAACAGGAAATTTCGGTTGTATTTATCAGAGATCGTGTTGCAAAGAGTTTAAGAACAGGCTTCAAAGGCTTCATTGGAAATCCAGAAGATTCAGATACACAGAGTACCCTAATGGCAAGAGCCGTGTCGTTGCTTAATTCGTTCATCGCTGGTAATTTGATATTGAGCTGGAGCGCATTGACGGTAGCACAAGATCTTGTAGAACCAAGGCAATGGAATATAAGTTGTGTTGTGGTTGCCGTCGAGCCGATCAACTGGATTTTTATAACTGTTGGTATTAGTTAAATAGGATTATGGAGAATTAAATGGCATTACTACCGCTTCAAACAGGATCAATCATATTAGGGCCTAACGGGCGCGACGCTACGTTTACTGGTATAAGCACGAATATTATTATTAAAGTAGGCGGTAACGCAATTGGTGCAATAAAAAGTATTAAAATTACAGAAGCAAGAAGTATTGGTATGGTAGATGAAGTTGGAACCGACGGACATATTGATAGCGTTCCAACAAAATCTACTGATATCAGCGGATCTTGCCAGCGTACACGTTTCGATCTAATGAGAATTACAGAGGCATTTTCTCGCGACTTCCTACATGTGACGGCACAACGTATTCCATTCGATATCGACATATATGATAATTGGAATGGTAGCGGTCCAAATAGCATAATTACAACAGTAAAAAATGTGTGGATTAAAACATTGGATTATACATATCAAAGTCAAGATTGGATTATAGTAGACGATATGTCATTTGAAGCAGAAACTATATATTCAACACTTAATGGTGGCCCTGCTGCTACTGGTGGAAATAGAGGAATAATCTTGCAGCAAAATCCAATTGAACAGCAGGCCGACGTAGGTATGAGACGTGGCGCCCTCGATGTGCCAGGACTTTTTTCCGATTATTTCACTAATCCTTAATATAGTGATTATATAATCTAATAATCAATTCCTTAAAATCCTGCTCAGAATAGTCTAATTTTGCCGTATTGCATTGTTTACAACACGGAACAACATTATCAATAATATAACCATTTATTCGTTCTTGTCAAGCAAAATCAACCAACCAATAAAATAGCATACCATTATAGAAAAGGATTATAATGGCTAATTATTTTAAGGGGTTTGATATAAGCTCAATGCAAGGATATCCAATAAACTTTAATGCAGTAAAAAATGCAGGATATGATTTTTGCATATTTAGAAATGGTATTGGAAATGACGGTCATGATGCTTATTATTCGAAATATTTAACTGCCGCCGCTGCTGCAGGAGTATATACTGCGTGTTATAATTTCATTTATCCTCTACCAACTGACAATGTTCACGCTAATAGAGACCCTATTGATCAGGCAAAACTTCATTATTCAACCTCTGAAGGGCAACCAAATTTTGTTGATGCAGAATGGCCAGCACCAATTGATTTTGCTAAATGGGGAGTTAATGCAACATTTATAAACCAATGGATGCTGGCATATCTACAAGAATACGAGAGTTTAAGTGGTCAGCAGCCTATAATTTATACATATCCGGATTGGGCGGCTAATGTCCATTTTGAGCCAGCATTCGCAAATTATAGGCTTTGGATAGCATCATATACAACAACGCCATATATTCCTAAGCCTTGGACTGATTGGGCATTTTGGCAGAATAGCAGCGGGCCCGTTAAATTACCAGGCACCAATATTGCTGTTGATACTGATTTTGCAAAAGATCTGTCTTTATGGACTTCTTCTCCGGTTGTAGTACCACCTCCAGTGCCGGTTGTTAATACGCCACCGCCACCACCAGTACCTGTTACTCCTCCACAACCGCCTCCAGTCGTTGTTTTGCCTCCACCACCTCCTCCAGTGCCAGCTCCAGTACCGGTTGTTTCAAACATATTTACAATAATATGGAACTTCATTACAAATCTTTTTAGAAATCGAAATATTTAATATACTATTTCTTTCAAATAATTTAATCTGCTGATATAGTAGTATATATAGGAGACTACTATGGGATCATTTGATTCGCCAAATTTTAAGAGTAATATACCACAATCACAGCAAAATCCACTTCAGCAATTTACGGTTGGCCCACCAGATGAGGATTTACCAGCACAATCTCAAGCAGCTTCTACACGCACGACTAGTTTTGGCCCACCGCAACAAATACGCGATCTGTCTCCAAGTGAAGAAGAAGCTATGATGAGGGAGGCCAGAAGGCAAAAATTAGAGAATATAAATTCGCCAAAAATAGGGGATCTTGCCAAAAAGAGAATAGAATTGCTTGCAGATATAGGGCGTTTAACAAAAGATGTAAAGATTGGTAATTACACATTTTCACTACGTACATTAAAAGCCAAAGAAACAAGGCAGGCAGCATTAAGTACATTTTCAACAGCAATTACTCAATTAGAAGCGTCTTATGAGGCGAGAAAACAACAATTAGCTCGTTCAATATTTAAAATTGATGGCGAAGATCTTGACATGATTATAGGAAACACAAGCTTGGAAGCACGAATGTCGTTTATAGAAGACAATTTGGAAGATATTGTTGTTGAAAAATTATGGGATGAATTTATTGCATTAAAAGAAGAAAGTAGAGTAAAATATGGTATCAATACTGTTAAGGATGTAGAGGAGGTGAGTGCAGACCTAAAAAAATAGTAAAGGAACCTGATCATAGGTTCCTGTGGTTTATGTGTAAAACGTTCCAAAAATTTCCAGACGATCCAGAAATTGAAAATATGGATCCAATTATGAGAGCATGGATGTTTCACAATTGGGTTGAAGATTTTTTCGACGAACATAAAACACTAGAAAATCAAGGCTATTTAATAGGGTCATTTATAAATCCAGAGTTGGTAAGAAAGGCGCTTGGTGCTGGGAGCGAGACATTCATATCAAGCGATGAAGAATTTGATGCGTTGTCTGAAAGAATTAGAGAGGAAGGCAAACAACAGGATAAGAAATTAAAAAAACGAAAACGTAAGCTAAAACTTAAAGGGCAATAATGGCTGATGATACAAATGACCCAACCAAGATTTTTGGATCTCTTGGTGGGGAAACAAAAGACATAGTAGATGCATTTTTTAAGTTGCTTCACGATCAAATGAAGTCGGGAGCCGAAGATGCAAAAGATCTTACATCTGCTATTGATAAATTAGGCGATCAGGCAAAGAAAAATTCACAAAGCCTAACTGTATTGGGAGCTAGTGCCAATTTTAAATCCCTACAAGACCCACTAGATAAGATAATTGGATCTATGATGAAGCTTGGTACGTTTGCCGATACAAGCAAAATATTTGAGGGGTTTTCTAAGGGTACGCAACAAATTGGGGACATGAATAAGGGAATTAGTATTGCTACAGGTGGACTTGATAAAATAATTGATCTTGCTACCAAGAGAATTGCAAAGATGGATGAAGGGCCACTGAAAGATACGGCAGAGGCAGCACTAAATGTGGCAGCAGAGCTTGAATCTGGTTTCAAGAATTTCATATCTAATGCGCAAGCAGCTGATGATCTTGAACACTCATTTGTTGGATTAAGTGCCGCTGGTGGTGATTTGAGTTCTGTATTTGAAGGGCAAGGTGGACAGTTAAAAGACTTACAGGCATTAACAACATCATATTCTGCTGGTGTTGCAAATGCCGCTGATGTTACAAAATACGGAGTTCATCAGACTATGGATATGGCCAATGCATTAAAACAAATTCCAGGAATATATGATCAAATGATTACATCAGGCGATAAAGGAAACGAATCAACAACAAGTTTAATTGGAGTAATGAATTTAATGACTGGAACTGGACAATCACAAGAAACCGTTATTCATAATTTGACCAAAGCATATGACGATTTCGCTACTTCTGGTGATAATGTTGCGTCAAGTGCTCAAAAAGGTGCAGAATTTTTAGCAACAATATCTAGTGTTTCGAGTTCATTAAAATTACGGTTCCAAGATGTTCAAGATACTATGCAAGGTGTAGCAGATCAATTTAGGTTTGTAGGAAATGAGACAGATGCAGCGGCAAAAACAATAGGAAAATATACAGACGCATTACGAGAAAGTGGCGTATCTGGAAAAGCCGCATTGGAAATAACAAAAGGAATGATTGATGGTATTAGAGAAATGAGTGTTGGCACAAAAGCATTTCTGTCGTTGAGATCAGGCGGACCAGGTGGATTGCAAGGCGCATTTCAAATAGATCAATTGTTGAGGCAGGGAAAATTGGATCAAGTGGCGTCAATGGCAGAACGTAGTTTAAGGCAACAGATAGGTGGCAGAATTGTTACCCAAGATCAATCAGCGCAATCACCACAAGCAGCTGCACAATATATGAGGCAACAGCAATTACTACAAAGCGGAGTATTTGGAATTGGAAAAGGAATGGGAGCAGACCAGATCGGTAAGCTGATTGACGCAATGGCAAAAGGTGATACAAAAGGAATGGCAGCACAAATTAAGACAGGTCAAGATGCGGTTACAGCAGCTACAAAACAGGGAACACAATTACAAGATAGAGCAAACAACAGTCTAAAAGATATTAGCAGATCTGTAGAAAAAGGAGCATTATATACGCAAATTGTTGCAGGCGCTATGATTAGAAATACTATGGGAGTTGGGGTTACAGGACAAACAGACAAAAATGCACGAGATGGAATTGCCGGAACTGGTATGGCAATTGGGTTACGAGAGCAACGTATAGGAATTCAAACAGGGGGCGGCGGTAATAATCCAGATGAAGTAACAAGACAACTGATAATGTTAACAAGAGGTGCTGAAAATGTCTCAGGAGCTATAAAGGGTGTTTTGGGCGGTGTTGGAAAAAGTATTGTTGGCATAAAAGACGCAACAATGGATGCAATTAGCGCATTACATCAGATGATAGGAGAGGCACCAAACCCAATGTCTCCACAAATTTATGCTAATGCAACTAAAACCGGAAAACCAACAAACTCTATTCCGGCACACATGCAATCACAAGGAACAAAATCAGGAGTTTCGTCAACAAATGCGCCAGGCTCTCCAATGACAATCAGACTGGAAATATCGCATCCAGAAGGAATGACAGTTAAGAAGTCAGATACGAGTTCAATTCATAAACATAACCAGGCTTCAACCGTTATTAATTTTGACAACCAATAGGACATAGATGAGCTTACTAAATCAACAAGGCAACATTGGAAATTTACAAGGCCCAATTCAAGGTGGCAACAATCCGTTAGATGTAGTAGTTAATACTGTATCAAGCGCTGTATCTACTATTGGAAGTATATTTCCAGTATTATCAAGTTCTAGTGGCATATCACTACCAGCATCATTTCAACCAAACCAACAAGCAGGAATTGCAACAAGGAATATGGCATATTGGTTTGTTCCAGAAGTTGGGGTTGTTAATATGTATATTAACCCGCAAACAATATCATATAATTATAGAAAGCTTATACAGCCAGAACGAACCAAGGGCGGATACATAGTTCAATATTGGGGTGAAGAGCTTACTACATTAATAATACAAGGCCATACAGGTAGTAGTAGCGTAAATGGTTTAAATGTGTTAGAGAATGTATACAGAGCGGAGCAGTATTTGTTCGATCCATTAGCACAAACAATGGCGGTCGCAAACTCAATAACTGGATTAAACGGTGCGGTCGATAGTTCATTGGGAAATATTGGTGGCTTATCAGGTATTATATCAAATGGAACAAACGGGGCTCTACAATTAAGTCCATCAAGTCAAAATATACTACCAAGATATGTTCCATCACTAGCATCACTAGCAATGGGTATTGAATTTTATTATGATTCATGGCGATGGAGGGGCTTCTTCACATCATTTTCGTTTAAAGAATCTGCCGAAAGACTAGGTTTGTTTGATTACGATATAGCATTTACATCTACACAAAGAACAGGTATGCGATATAACTCATTACCGTGGACACACAGCGCTGTTGATGGTCCAAGTAACTGGGACACAAATCCATTGAGCATTAGTACGCTTGCTTCTACGGTTGGAAATACTAATTTTACTGGAACTGGCACAAATAACGGACCATTCTCAACCTAAAGAAAGATCAAGTTATGGCAAACGACTTCATTGGAAATCTAGGGGCGGCATTAAGCCAGCAATTTTCTAACACAGATAATAAAAATGCTGGAATAAATATAGCAAATGGTAACCCTATTTTTGGTGGCGGGTCATTAGGTGAGTTTGCAAGTACATTCGATCAAACTACTGAGAGGTCATATACAGAAGAGGGTTCATTTTCTAGCGAGTTCTATTATGATAAGCCAAAACAATTACAGATATTAATGCAAGAACCTGATGTTACAGTGCTTGTTAAGAAACGAGCGTTTGCATCACTTGCCGAATCATTTAGAGTAGATTTGGCAGATCGACAAGACAAATTATTTTTTCGTGCAACCAAGGTACTTCTACAAAATAAATGTAAGCAGATAGCGGCTTATGAGAGGCTGTCTAAAATATCTGTTATTACATCTGATTTGGGATATGTTGATTACCATCTATTACCAATTATATTTGCTGCAACAGATACATTAACACAAATACCAGGAGCACTTGGTTTAAATAGCGTTCAAAGCTCAATTAACGGGTCACTATCTGGTTTCGCAAATATAGTGGGACGAGTACGTGAGATCGTTGCATTAGCACAAGATCAGCACTATACTACTTGGACAACCGGTATTCCAGATGCATTCAATATTAATTTTGCGGCAGGGACTGGGGTTATTGAGTTTACTAATGTAACTTCATTATCAACCACAACTACACTAAATTTTGGAGAAGGCTCATTTAATTTGCATTTTTCAGATCCATATGAATTGATGTTAATTACTAATCTTGATATAGAACAGGCAATATATGATGCCACAAACAAAGCATATAGTAACTCATTTATACAGATGGGAATTGGTGCACTAGATCAAACTATTTCTGCTCAAAAAAGCAATTTAAATGCTATGAGGGCGTCAAGAGCTGTAGCGCCAATAGCATTTCAAATAACGCAGGATCCATATCTTGGTAGTACGGTTAAGGCATTCATTACAACTACTGGATATAATATAAATTTTACCGCTAGTTTTACATCTGTTACATTAGACCCGGCGGCACTAGAGAGTGGTGGGGCTGTTGGGAACGATGGATTAAACGCATCGGAAGCAAGCATATTTAAATCCATTGTATCTATGTTATATACACAAATCACTACATCCGCCAATACAAGACAACGCGCAATAGCAGATAACCAAGACCCACGCCAATATTTAAATGCTATAAGAAAAAAACTACGACTTCATTATGGCAATAAATTACTAATTCAACCAATGGATAATGTTCATATTTTCATTGGATCTAAAAAAAGAATAGACAACAAAATAATTGGAGGCTTACAAGGATCATTTGCTGCTCAGGGATTTTTACAGGGTATAAATAATCTAACGCAAAATATAAAAGATACATTTGCTATTAATGAAAATTTTGCACTAGAAAAATCGCTATTCGTTGGAGATGATTTTCCTACTTGGCTTTGGATGATCCTTCGTAATCAGTTTATATCTGAGAAGAACGGCACACAGGTATTTGCTGGTGTTGTAGAAACAGCAACATCTAATTATAGTAATGGAGCATTTTCGGTAAATGCAAGTGGTAAAGATAACGCAACTTATTTTAATTATGGCGTTGTGAATTTTAAGCCGTCTGTTGATGTTTTTAATGGAGCACTATATGATCCGCTAACACCATTTAAATTAGAATTTGATAGTGTTTCAGGCGCTGTAAAATATCCACCAAGTTCAGGAAATCAGCCACCAGCACCAGAACTATTAGATGAAAATAAGGCAATGTTTGATAGTGCATTTGTAAAAAACAAAAATGGATTACTTGCAGGGTTAGTGCCAACAGAAGATAGTTTCACAAATCAGGACGCAGATAGGATCAAAAATAATAGTGTTCGACGAGTATTTTACGATCCAGATGGAATGGTATATCGCTGGAAAGAGGGAATTGCCACATTAGTGCTGGCCGGCGATTCTTATGAAAGTAATCCGGCTAATGTAATGCCACCAGCAATATTACGAGATCCATTTGCTGGTCAAGATATGATAAATGTTTTATCGTTACTTATTACCGGACAACCATATAATTTTACGACTTACTACAAAGCTGTAATTGACTGGGATCATGGTAACCGAGATCCAATGTCAAATGAAGATCCTTCTGGCTCATATTATCGTGGATTAAGAACACAATTAAATTCTCAAAACGCCATATACGGAAACTTTATACCATTTAAAAAACTTGTTATGGATGATGCTACCGCCGTCTTAATACAAAATAATCAACTTAACGCAATTCAATATGATGCAGAGTTAAGCAATCTGATACAGCAAAGAGCAACTCTTGCTGACTCACTAGCAATGTTGGGAAAAACAACTGCAGCGTCTAATCAGGCATCACCAGACGGATTAGATAGTTTAATGGCACAAAGACTAAATGGAATAGATCAGCAAATACAAAATAGCATTAACAACATAAATGCATCTCTAAATTCTTCCAATAGCATAATAAATTCAGTTGGTAGTGATGTTTCTTATAATTCAGATAATTCTGGCGTAAACACAGGTGGATCTAGAAAAGATTTGAGACGCAAAGTAGAGTTCTTAACCAGAAGAATTGCTTGGAAAGTTCGAGCAAATGAGGACAAAAACTATCTAATTGTTGATGACAGCTATGACAAGGACTATGATATTCAGGCGTTCGCTAAAATACCAGTAGATCCGGTGTTATTTCAGAGTGAATACAACACGGTAAAAGACAAGATAGATACGGTACGAACTGCAATGGGTGGCATGGAGGTATTTGCAAACACGCAAGGGCATATAGAAGTTCGCAACCCAAAATATAATAGAGTTCCAAGCAGTGTATTTTTTAAAATGTTGCAGATGAAAAATTATCTAGGAATTCAGATATTTCCACAGTTTTTGGAAGACCTATATACCAATCAAGCCAATCAGCTAAACGAAAACATAGCAATTTTAGAAGACGAAATTAGGCTATATTGTTTGGCATTGGGGCACGGTGCTTTTTCTAACGCAAACGCGGCAGATCAGGACTGCCAAAATTTTCTAAATAGTTTTGGGTCATCGGCAGGAACAACTGGTGGATTTCAATTCATTTCTGATCCAAATACCGGAACAATTGCTGGCGGCGCCCTCAATATAACAATTCAATCGCAACCAGACAGTATGCTTGCCGCTATACAAACTAAACTATCTGCTATTGAGCCACAAGCATCAGTAAATGCATTTAATACTGTATCGGCCGCAAGAGTAATTCAGTCGACAGTCATGCCACCAGGAAGCTCTAATACCCCACTACAATTTGGAAATCTAAATACTATACAGGCAAATGTAGCATCAACAACAAGACAACAACAAATATTGAGCAGGTTACAACAAGCTGGCCATCCATTTGATTTTGCACAATTATTTAACAATACACAAAATGCAACTATAAGCAGCGCAACACTTTCCAATATTGATTTATTGCAGATAACAACTAATATATCGTCCAATATTGCTGCTCGCCAAATTGCAATAAAACAAGCAGCATCAGCATTAACAACGGTTCAAGAGGGATTAAGAATGTTCGACGGAGGAGGTGGGCAAGGAGATACACCAGGCGCTAACTACGCATTATTCCCTGCATTATATAATTCAAGAAGTATACCGCAAGTTTTTGAGCACATGATTGAGGACGAATCGTATGACGATCTTGGTGTTGGATCGGCTAAAAGATATGTGATCAAAAATCACGACATAATTAGTTATAGTATTTCAGAAAATAGGCCACAATTTACATCTATTGAAGTAACTGGGATGTTGTCTGGTCAGTTTATTGAGAATTCTACATTAAATGGTAATACTGGGCTTGCTATTGGGCAATCAGGAAATGCAATGGTAACGGCATTAGCAGTAGATTATGATTTATGGAGAATGTATGGTATGCAAGTTCCACAACCAATTAATGCTCCGTGGTTATCAGATCCAGATACTCAGTGTGCACCTTATGGGGTTTCATTATTAAACCAAGCAAGAAAACAAATATTCGGTGGTACAATAGACATAATAGGAAATGAATATCAACAACCAGGCGAAGTTATATATATTGAAAACAGAGATTTGCTATTCTATGTGCAAAGCGTTACTCACAACTTCGATTTCGGAAAAAGATTCAGCACATCATTAAATATAACATATGGACATAACCCTGGCGAATATATACCAACATTTTTAGATGTTGTTGGTAAAGTTCTATTTAGAAACAAAGACACTCCTCATCTTGTAAATAAAAGACAAGGCAATGTATTTAATCAGGAGTTTCTTGGGACTATAATTGGAAATACCGCATTAACAGATAGTGCAGGTGTAGCATCCGACGTTTCTACTTCTACTATACCATTTGGCACTGCGGCTGATGCAGCATCTGCTTCTTCTGATGCTTCTGCTACATCATCCGCTAACGTTGGGCTTTCAATAACATCGGGACCGTTTGGAGACAGCAACAGACTTGCGCTTCAACAAATAATTGATCTCGCTGGACAGTCATTAAGTGCAGCATCTAATAATATGAACCCTGTATTAGAGGTAAGAGTATATTTCAATAGTGCTAACGGTAATTTTAGTGCAGCATCATCATATGCAAAACAACTACAAGCAACTGTTATGGGCTACCTAACTGGTGCAAATAGTTTGGACGGAAACACACAGCCAACAGGAAGCCCAAATTCAAACGCTAACACACTTGCTGCATTCACTAACGCCGGGCCAGGAAAAGCACCACAAATAAAAAAACAAGATGTAGATAGTAACCCAACAATAGAAGGAGAATTTAGATATCCGTCAGCTAAGGCATTTTCTTTTGCTCGTGCTATTACAGATACGACAACACAAGGGGCTACTGGTGCAACACTACAACAGGCCATTGATAATGTAATATACAGCTATATAGTAGATTGTTGGATAGTATTTAACAACCCGCAAAATACAACATCAACGGATCAATAATGACTAGCCCAATACATACTCCTGCTGGTTTTCTTAAAGTAGCAACTATTGTCAGTATTGATCAAACTAACATGAGGGCATACATTTCTTTTCGTCCATCATCTGCTGGAATGTCTGGTGTTGGAACTGCCGGAAGCACCCCTGTTATTGCACAATTACCAATTTCTTATCTTTCAGCTGGTGGTGGTTTTATAGGAGGATACCCAGCACCAGGAACACCAGTTGTTGTATCACAGGCAGAAGGCGGTTCGCACTGGTTCATTGTTGCATTCCTTGCAAGAGATCCGGCAGCTAAAAATAATATTGGCGCTACACAAATTAAAATACCACAACCGTTAAAGCCAGGCGAGGTATCGATACAGGCAAACACAGATAGCAATATCAATTTAAATCCCGACGGTATAATTATAGGGGAGCCAAGAAATTCTGTTACGTTTGACACAACAAGGAAGATTAATTTAAACACATTTGACTATAAATATTTCGTTGGGCAAGGCGAGAAAGAAATATCAGGTACAATAAAACGAGATAGAAAGCCAAAGAGAAATTATCCAGCATCTACAAGAATAAATGATCCGGCATATGATGATAACCTAAAAATTATAGGAATGGATCCAGTTTCAGATGCAAGAAATTCAAATGTTGGCACTGCTATACGAAATCCAGCACGAATAGAAAAACACGAAACAATTTATGAATATGAAGATTTTGCAGACGTTAGAAGTAATGACCAGGAGTTGAACTTCTATCGAACAGGTATATTCACTGACAATACATATATACTAAATCGTCGCGAAAGCAGGGTAGACGCACTAAGCCTAACGCTTGCAGAACCAAACTATCTAATAGAGTCAGTCAAAGGAACTGTTGTTGATATATTTGGAAATTTAGTCGATATTAATAGAGACATATTACCAATAGGAAACAGTAATACGATCGCGTCAGCAACTAAGATTAAGTCTACTGTATCAACTTCTAATACATTTAACAATGCATACGAACAGATAAAAAGATTAGAAAGAAGGAGCGTTGCATATCATTTTGAGATGAATGCAAGGAAAGAAACGATTGGTAGCGGACCACCAGATGTTACTAATAACCAAGACTACGCAAGAGCAAGAAGTAGGTTCCATTTCGATATTGACAAAGAGGGTCAAATAAAACTTAATGTTCCGGCATCAAGTGAATTTGGTAATATAGGGTTGCTAACAAGATATGAAAATTATAGCACAGTATATCCAAATACAAAAAGTAATGATCCAAATGATATGGTATTTAATACAACATATACAGATATACTTATTGAACCATTCGGTGAACAAATTATAACATTGCGTGATGATCTTGGTAATATCGCTGGTCCGCCAAATCGTTTCTCAGATAAAAACAAACCAACAAGAATAAAACACGGAACAGCATACCACGATATTAGTAAGACCGTTAGTTCATTACAGGCGGCTACTTTCTACAATCCATTTCCAAATGCAGAGGGAACAAAAACTACACCATTGGGCTCAGGACAAGTATCACCATTGGCAGCGGATATTGTTTCAAAAACTATTACAGTTTCGGGGACACAGGCAAATGCTGGTGGAAGGTCCGCCTCACTAAACTATGACGGTTCAGTTGAAATAAATATAGGAGCTAATACGGTAGATAGACAGTCATTGTGGGCCGATCTTCAAGGTGGCATGGTATTGAATGTTGGGCGTGATTTAAAAAACAATGTTAGCTTAGCTGCTCAGATGGATGGCCAGGTATTGATGCAAATAGGTGGGGCTACAGTTCCAGCAGAAACTAATCCAGATTTCCCAAACAAAACTGGCAGATTCCAAGGAAGCAACACTGGATGGATAGCTGGAGTATTAGATATCCGTGTTATGTCGGCAAATAGCGCTAGTGGAGAAATGACGGTAATTCGAGTAGATAATGGTGGAGTACAGGTAACGACACCGGGCAGAATAGTTTTTTATAGTGCGCAGGATATGTTATTTAGGAGCCAGGGCAAAATTGAATTTGATGCTGACGAACTAGTTATGAATACAAGGCGTGTAACTAAAGACCCAGGGAGCGGCCCAATAAGATAAAGTTATGATATATAGTATAAAGGAATAGATTATAATGCCATGTAGACCTTTGACATCAACACAGCTTGCACCACCACCATTTGGAGGTTCTGGATTTTCCCCCCAGCTACCTAATCTAAACATACCATTTGGATCACAAGGTATGCCAGATTTATCCGAACTATACCAAATACTTGCATTTATAACTCCAGCTGGAACATTTAGACCACATTTTGATCCACATTATTTAAATAATGTATATGGCGCTATCAATGATCTTTTATCAAAATTTATGCCATTTTTAATGATATATAAATTTTTATTACCAGTTTTAAATCTAATTTTATGTATAATTGAAGTGCTATGCGCGTTAATGAATCCGTTTGCATTATCGAGGGCAATTTCTAGATTATTTCGTGTTTGCATACCAGAATTTTTAGCTTTGTTTCCATTCTTTGCTCTTATTATTATGATTATATCGTTACTACTTCTTATTATATCATTAATTATATACCTTATAGAAAGAATAATTATAATTATGGAAATACTTATTGCTAACGTAATAGCATTAGGGCGAGCCGTTCAGAGAAATGAGGGCGATAGTATAGTTGCAATTTTAATAAAGATAGGCGATCTTCTATGTTTTCTACAAAATCTATTTATCATATTTGGCGTTATTCTATTAATAGTTGAGATTATAAAAGCTATTCTTTCTCTTGGTTTTAATATACCTCCTTGTGGAAGCGGATCAAGTTGTTGTGATAGCACTGTATGTCCACAGTTTATACAGCAGAATGGAAATTTAACATCATCAACTGGTAATTTCTTATATTATAATCAAGTTGGTATTGATAGTGGTCTAATATTGCCCGCCGGTTTCCCACCAATTGTAAAAACCGTACGATCAGAAAGTTGGCAATTTTATGATCCAAAGCTTACTCAATCGCAAGCTTTTATTAACATAACGAACGCGTTTGATTTGCCGGCAGGAACATCGAAAGTATTTTTCCCAGGAGGCACAAATTATACAGCATCAACGTCTCCTTCATCAGTTCCATATACAATTAGTTTTCGGTTTTTCTACAATCCAACAGCTTTCAATGTAACAGATCTAAAAGGCCCAAGATATGTTCGAGCAAACAATGTAATAGTTCAAAACCCACCAACATCCGGAGTAGCATCATATACTGGACATGGTTTTGTGGCCCCTTTCAATGGAACGATCGATCTAATTGGCGGAACTATGACAGAGGATGACGGAACCGATATTATCAATTCACAAGGACAAACAACTACACTAAATGCATTTATACACATACCAGTTTCTAATTCTGGGGTTGCAACAAATGACGGAGTACTATTTTCAGATCTCACATACACATTTACTATTAACTACGAAGTTCTTATGGGAGCTTCATTAATAACGGTCGGGTGTATGCCATCGGTTACAGCTGACAAGGATTTTATTAATAACACACTTGGTACGCAATTCAACACAAATGGCACTAAACTGGCCGCAATACCATTACCAGATATTGCTACTGCTCAAGACTGTCTAACATCAGCCGTTACACAATTTACACAAAGCATATCGGTTGATACTGCTAATGCTTTTCAATCAAACATAACTAATTGTTTAAACACACTACAAGATCAAGCACAAACAGCATTAGTATCGGTTATAAATGCAGGTTATGATCCATATAAAAGCACATTCTCGTTAGATCCGGCTATCCAATTTACAAGTCTTCCAATTGTTGTTTCAATCTCACTAAATGAGAGTTCAGGGCAATCAATGACTACTAATTTACCAGGAGCAGCCGCGGCACAATTGGCAACCGGTCTTTCTGGTGTTGCAACGCTTGGAACTCTTGGGCAATTTTCATATGACGGACATGGTTTATTTCTTGTCAATATTACAAGCAATCAACCAGGTAATGGAAAAATAAAAATAGCATTTGATAATTCATATATTAGCGTTCTCAATAACCCAACAGATATTACACAATCGCCATCTGTTATAGTTACAGAAGTTCCATATACATTTGTTTCATCACCAGCCATATCTTCTGGTCAACCAAGAAGAAATGAAGGTGATATTGCAAGAGAGGGCGCAATTTAATGGATCAGCAACAGAATCCGACAACATCACAAAACTCACAAGATAATCAAACACAATATTATGATGATCAAGAAACATTTAATGTAGATTTTGATAAATTATATTCATCATTTGTTTCTTCTATTGACGCATTACGATCTCATTTTAATGCATTGGCAACAAACGCGCAGGAACTTAATACTCCACAATATCAAGAATCACGTTGTCATACATTCTATAGAATGATTGGGTTTCCGATAGTAGCGGATAGTGGCAGCTATCATAGTCCAGGTTTTGATCCCAATCTAAACACAAATTCAGTTCAGGCGGCAGTTAATAAATCAATAGATAGCGTAATAGCAAATAATATAGATATAACAAATCAATTTAAAAAAAGAGAACAAATTTTTAAGGACTTTAATAAGATTTTTTCAAATGGCGGTATAAATGCGCAGTCAGTAGCACTTGGATCGATATTTATAAGATCGTTCAAAAAACAATTTTCAACCACAGCCACCGATCCATTGGTGGCAGATCCTTCGCAAATACAGAATATATTTGAGCGAGTAACAGAAGTTGATGATTTCTATGGGCCACAGGGGTTTACTGGGACAACATCATTTTCAGGATATACTGTCCTTACTTCTAGGCATTTATTAAAACCATTTGTTGTTGATCCGAGAATTGATATTGCTATTAGACCAAACACAAATAGGATATGTGCTCCATTTCTTAAAGACAAATCGCAAACAAAGATATTTCAATCATCTGCTGGTGTCTCAGAAAGCTTGAAAAGGCCGTATATTGAGCGAGTTATATCGGTAAGATTTAATAATAGTAATGAGGCTAATAGTCAAGTACCCGGTAATGTATCACCAAGCGTACAACCAACCGGCACATATGTTCAAGGTATTATAAATGATATAAAGGCTAATGATAATATAACAGATCCAGATCTAATTGCAGCAGCTACCAATATTTTGGGACAACTATACTCTGATGAACTTGTAATATTTAATAATTACTATAAAATTATAAGGGTAATAATTAAAGAGCTGGTTTCATCTATTAGAGATGTTCAAGCTATTAGGCAAAATATCAATTTCGATCCAATACCAAGCTCAACAGGCGGTGTTGAGGCTGGCACAGATGGAGGAGTTTTAGCGGCTATTGATCCGTTATCATCGGGGACAAGAGATAATAATAATCGAATAGGTGAAACTGATATACTAAAACAAAATATGAAAAAGGCACTAAATGATATTACATTGGATACAGGATTACAAGGACTACCAGATCCTGGAGATTTTGCATTTTCAAATCTAGATGATAGCGTGTTTTCTATACAAAAGAATATACAACAGTCATATTCTGAAAATATAACAAATTTAACAAATATACGAAATCAACTTGGAAATAGTGGTATAAACGATCTTCGTAATATAGAAATAATAATGGGTGAATTTAGCGGTCTTGGATTAATTGATATGATTGCAATACAGGCGGCATTATGGGTTATGCCACAGAACAGTTTGCTTGGACTTATTGATCTAAATGCATTTACGCGAATGCAAACATATAGAAAAACTACAATTAATCTAAATGGAGCTACACAGAATGATATCATGACATCTCTAATGGATTTTGAGAAAACTTTAACTACCATATATTTACTAATACAGGACTACTATGACAGTATTTATGATGGTAGCTCTTCATCGATACCCTAATATACTCGCATAGCATAGAGGTTTGCAATGTCTTTTGATCTAGCCGTAATGAATGGAGATTTGGTAATTAAAAGTGGTGATCTTGCACAGATTACTGGAGAGGATAAGCTGGTTCAAGATCTACTAAAAATAGCTTTAACAACGGCTGGATCAAATCCGTTACAACCCTGGTATGGTAGCCTTTTATCGCAATCACTAATTGGATCATATATTAATTCTAGTGTTGTTATTTCAGTAGCCCAATCACAATTACAAAACGCAATACAAAATTTACAAACATTACAGCAATTACAAGTTCAGAGCGGGCAATCGGTTAGTCCGGCAGAACAGATTGCGTCAATAAAAAATGTGTCGATAGTTAAAAATACGATAGATCCAAGATTATATCAAGTAGTAATTCAAGTAATAAATCGTCAGTTCGGAACAGTAAGCGCAACATTTGGAGTTAATAATACATAATAGTGATATATAATAGAGTAGGATAATTAATGGTTAATATTCGCAGCACAAACCAAATTGTATTAAGTCTTATTGATTTTTTTAAAACAGCACTGCCTAATGCTGATATAAAACCAGGCAGTGTAATTAGAGACTTAATGATTGATGGCCCATCATCTCAAATAGCATTATTATATGATAGTCTTTCTAAAATATCAAATCTACAATCATTACGGCTAGTTATGGGCAGTGACTTGGATCGATTAGCACAAAACTTTGGTAGCACCAGGAATAGTCCAACCAAATCATCTGGAGTAGCATTACTAACGTTTTCATCAATTCCGGCCACCGTAGCAATAAATTCAGGTTCACTGCTTACTGCATCTAATGGATCTACTTTTTCTGTGTTAAATGGTATATCTGTTAATTCAGCCTCAGCTAACACATATAAATCTACGGCAGTTCAATATCAAGCCAATCTTGCATTTCTTGGTATTACAGATCAATATGCTGTTGAGGTTTCTGTTCAGGCAACAACTCCGGGGTCTGCTGGGAATATATCACAATACGCAATTAATACAACATCAATTCCAGGCGTATCAAATGCAACAAACACTTATCCATTTACTGGCGGTGCTGACCAAGAGACAGACGCGTCATTTAGAAACCGTGTTCTTGCTATATTTAGTGGATCTAATATAGGAACTGCTTTAGGGTATAAAAATTTGGCATTATCAAATACTGCAGTTTCAGACGCGGTTGTCATAGGGCCAGGAAACCCATTAATGATCCGAGATGGAACAGTTGTTATTCAAAATCCTGATGGAACATTTACAATTATTTCGGAAGGAACGGGCGGAAAAGTAGATATTCTAATTCTAGGATCAATATTAAGCACATTTACTGATACATTTATATATTTAGATAAAAGCAATGATAATGACCCGTCTAATTCACTAAATAATTTTGTTCTTGGACAAATAATAGGAGATGCTAATAAGACAATAACACAAAAGCGATTAGATGATATAACAAATGGAACACTACCAGCGCAGCCAGTACAGGAAATACTTTCGGTAACGGGTACTTTAAGTGGAAGCAATTTTATTTCAGCATCAACTAATAGTTTAGGAATAACAACTGGTAATTATAGCTTAATTAAGGACACAGGTAATTATGCTGGTAGCCCTTGGGGATTTGATACATTTCATTGGACATCAAACCAGATAGTGTTCAATGAAGATTTAATTAAATCGCAGTTTAATGGGCAAGATCCAACAACTTTTTCTGGTGTTTTGGAAATACCGAATATTACACAAAATATATCAATTACAAATGAGAATAGCAACGTATCATTAACAAACAACACTGTTATACAATTACTACATATACCAGCCACTAATGTTACACGAGTATTTAATACTAATACTGGTGAAAGCTATACTGTAATAAACCAAAATTTTGCAGGCACAGGAAGCACAAACACAAGCGGACAAATACAAATTTCAGGGAACACACTGCCATCAACTAGCGATATATTACAGGTAGATTATACATGGGTTGTGTCTTACGATCCATATAGCGATTATGATGGCAAATATCTAAATAATAACCCTCGAATTTCTGGCGATAGTGTGGATTGGGGTATTTCAAATATAGTTAGAGATGAACGTGTTTTATTTGCCGTGAATTCGTCAAATACTTTTTTCATAGGCTCAACATCGCTGCCTGTAACAACAGTTGTGTCTGCTAATATATTTTCTTCTACTAGGGGGGTAGTTGTTACAAGCACAGTACCAAATTTTACTAATAGGTTAATGGTTAATATTGCCGCAATCGACATATCAATGAATACAATTGAGTTGATCAGGCTTTCTGATACACCACATGAAGTTTATAATACGGCAGAAGGAGATGGGTTTTTAATTAACAAAAGAATAGTAGTAGGAACACAAATAAAATATAACACGCTTGTAATTCTGCCAACTGATACAACCGCAGTCTTGGGCAGTATAATTGAGATAATATATAACCCAACTGATGTATTTAATATGGTTGGATCTACTGGTAGTTTTTCTGGCAATCAAATAACGGTACCGGTAGACAATGTTTCACCAGAAGTATTCGTTGCAGATACTTTTGTATTATGGCAGATTTTTAGTAACAACGCCGTGATAGCATCAGGTAGTGATGGATATATAATACCAATATCAGGAGATCCTCTTCAAGCTGATTTTTATAGTCCATCAAACAGTTTTGCCGGCATCTCTATAAGCGACACAATAGTTATTATGGATAGCACGTCAAGCGTATCAAATAATGGTGTATTTGCTATTATAAAAGTTCCACCAGCAACAGCATCAAACAACATAACAATACAAAAATCAAATCAAATATATATGGACGTTACATATATAGCAAACGTTCCAAATTTGCTTACAGTTGGTATTACAAATTTCCCAATTAGCAGGGCCGGCAATGGATATATTTTAAATAATAGCGTTGGGTCCGTGAATGTAGTTGAATCAAATACTATGAGAAGAGAAAATCAAACGATACAACTCAACGGATCAAGTCAAACATATGTAACATTGAGTATAGATAATGTCGAGTTTTCGTTATCACCATCTCAAATTGTGTCTGTTATAGATCTAACATCACAATTAGAAATATGGAATATAGATTTTCCAGGTACAGTATCTACAAATGCAAATAATGATTATGTGTTGACATTTTCTGGTTTTAATTCTCCCACAGCTGGTGATAATGTACTTATAATTTATTTTGCGCAGGACGTAGCTCGTGTACAGCCGTTTACTTTCTATAACCAAATTTTTAAGATTGATTTTCAAAGTTTATTATTTAACTTTACTACCAATAATTTCTATGTACCAGTTCAAAACTTTATTCATGAAATTGGAATTACGTTTGACATAATTGATACAACAACCGGAATGACAATTGGATCAGCTACAGATGGTTATATTTCTGCCGTATCATCAAATGCCGCCATTGCAACTTTTGGCAGTGATACATTCAATTTCGCAAATATTGATGATCTTACTGGTAAAACAATAAGATTAATAAATACTGTTAATGTCAATAACAAAGGTTTCTATGACATATTCTCAATTATTTCTAATAACAGTATAACGATCGGCTTGCCACTTGCTAATTTTGATGTAAATCAAGTTAGTGTTGTTAGGATTAGAGATGGTAAAGATCTATGGACAACTTCTGGCACAATAGATGCGTTAAATAACATACTAAACCTGCCACAAAATGTACTAGCAATACAAAATGACGTCGTGGCTGTAATTCTATTTGGTAATAAGGCACTTCACCAATCACCAACTAAAATATCAGTAACTGTAGCAGACCAGGTTGTTAATACTGGCATTGTAACAATTGCGGGCACCACTGTAACACAAGTAGCGTCCATTATATTCCCAGCAATAAATAATGGATTACGACAAAACGCATTATCAGCATTTAAAACATTTCTTGGATTAAGCTCTAATGCAAATATATCATCAAATAACTATATAGTTAGGGTTGTAAGTGTTAAAAAAGTGATAACAACTACCAACAATCAAATATTAAATACTGCTGCAACATACGATATTTTTGGAACCACATTATCTAATAACTCACTATATCCAAACGAGATGTTAGAAAATGAAACCATTCAAAATACAGAGTTCATTCTTCCAGCTACGATAAATAATATAAATAACACACCAAAAATAGGCGATAGTTTATTAATAACTTTTTATTATGCAACAGATGGTAATTCGGAAAATTTGTATTTCACTAAAAATGGAACACTATATACAAATAATAAATTTGCACTAGTAGATCAAATATATATATCAAGCGGATTTAATTCATCTCAATCAACAAGATTTACTGTTGCAGCATTCACGCAACCAGCAACTGGTTCACGATATGACGCATTTTATAATTATCTAGCACCAAAAGAAAATGAAAGGATATTAATACAATATAACTATAATCAGCTAATAACTAATGTGACATTTACAATAGAAAATGCAAGACCGATTGATGCTGATGTTCTTGTTAAAGCTGCTGCAGAGGTTCTTGTTGATGTAACATTAAGCGTAATTGTTTCTCAAACAAACATTAATAGTGCCGCAATTGTTTTACAAAATGTTAAAAATGCAATCACGGGAACTATAAATACAAACACACTGGGTGCTACAATTTACTCATCGGCACTTATAGCTACTGCACAAGGAATAACTGGTGTAAATCTCGTAACAATTAATTATTTTAATAAGGATGGGTCTGCTGGACAAGTATCATCCTTAACTTGTCAAGAAAATCAATATTTTGTTGCAAACACTATAACTGTTAATCAGCAAATAGCATCGTAAAATAATGGCAAATCTTAGACTAATATCTGTTGTAGTTATTAATAGTAGCACTATAACCGCAAAGTTTTCTGAAAATTTAAACGAAGATATAGGTCTATCAAATATTGTATTAAATTCTCAAACACCAGGAGTACCAACACCATTAGTTTTGTCTGTCAGCATTATTCAAAACACCATTACTATAACCACTCAGCCGTTAACACCTTTGGCCGCCTATTTTATTTCATTTATATCAACTCCCGGCCAACTATTCAACTCGTTAAACGGAGATGCGGTTATTCTCAATGATGGTGTAACAAATATTCAATTAATTTTGGGGCCATTAGATAGTGAAAATCCTATTCAAACTTATTTGCTAAATTTCCTTCATGATGGCGTTTATAATATAGAACCACCATCAGTAATATATCAATATATTCAGGGTTTATCTACCGTATTATCAGAGGCACTATATGATATAGGTCAGTCTGGAAATGAAAATTATTTATCATTTACTGTTACAGATGAATTACAAACAAGGGGTGGCGGAGCGTTTGATAGATTAGACAATGAAAGCGCATATGAGGTACTGCGAGTTGGAATAAATCCAACAGGCAACAATTTGAATTCTGTAACTCCAGTGTTAGCGTTTCCAAGTTATCCTGTATCATTACAATCAACTAATAACATAGAAACATTAATTGCCAATGCAGAAAACGATGTAGCAGGATCACTAAATTTAAACACATTGGTTCTTAATCTGAGCCAAAGATTTATTATAATACTTAATAGTATAGTATTCATTTATAACTCATCAATATATACATACGATATATCTAAATATGGTTATCAAATACTTAATTCTATATATGATCCAGATTTTGCATTTACATATCTTCAATTATCAGATAGCCAAATACGATTAAGTGAACAAGTTCTAAATGACCCATTATTTTCATTGGAAAATATAGCATCTATACAGGTAAATTATCAATATAAAGATACTGGAAAAATAATAAATTCGTCGTCTCTTGTTGTTGATTCTGTTTTGCTATCTGGTAGAGAAACAGTACAGCCATTAGAAAATATATTTACATTACAGCACGCGCCAATAGTTACAAATAATGATGTAGTTGGTAGTGTTGGAAGCGTTGTATTTATTGATCCTAATGCTTTGCCAGGTTCTAATATTCCACACCCAGCATTTATATATGAAATAACATTTAGTCTTGGGTATTTGCCATCTCTGCCTGGTCAATATTCAGTAGATTATAATACTGGAAACGTTTATGTTTTTGGTGATACAATAAAACAAGATGGAACTGGGCCATACCCACCACTCGCTACATATTTATATAGAAGAGTGTATATTCCAGAAATAGATTATGTGTATGACGTAGGCTCTTTAGATTTAGTATCATTGCCTTTTGGTAGTCTTGTTAATTCTTCAGCAAATATTATATATAACTATGAAGATGTTTTGGCACAAGGAGTAGATTATATGGCAGATGTTCATATAGAATCTCTCAATGAAAATGTTCAAAATCGATTAATAGCATTGAACGCGATACAACCCCTCAATTTCCCAGTTACAGATGTATTTAGGATTTACAATCAAACAACTGGCGAAATATATCCTGTGTTACGGTGGACGGACAGCACAATATACTTTAATTATGTAAAAGCTCCAAATATAATTAGTGAAATTGGAGAGCGAGCAACATTCCAAGACGTGCTAAATGAGACATTATTTGTTAGTAGCACAATACCAAATGGATCAGCTAATATTTTCAAGATATTTTTATCTAACAATAATATAATAGCACAAACACAAGACTGTGTAGGCTCATCAATAAATACAAGTATTTATTTTTCAAATACTACAATTTTTATGCAGGAGAGGTATTTTGATCCGGTAGTATCACAGGCTATAAATAATGCTAGATTACAAAATATAGGCGATTATCAAATTGATTATATTAATGGTATTGTATATTGTCTTGTGTCTTTATTACAAAGTTTTTCAATTGGAAATATATCATATAAACGAGGCTATATAGATCCAGAGTTTTCACAAGCAATAACGGTAAATAATATTTATTATAGATTTAGCGTATTAAGTCAAATAATAAAAACTTTTCAATATATTAGTTTTTCTAATGGAAGCATATTACCAGCAACATTTGATATATCCAACGAAAGTTTTTTTATGGGAAATATTACACAACCATATATTGTTGTTGGTGGCAGGGTTGGTTATGAAAGCGTAGATGCAACGTTTATACCAAATGTTACGAACAACATTAAATTTGTGCGAAGCTTGTATGAGTATGATGATGTGGCTTTTAATATTAATCCTATTAATTTTGCTCAGGCGACTACTTCAAATGGTATGAATATTTCAGTTAATTCTTTACAATTTAATGAATATCATAGTGTACAATTTGACGGCACAAATTATTATTTTTTTGCAAATACAAATTTACTTTATCAGTCACCAAATATAGCAATGGCAATAACAGTGAGGCGATTATCTGATAGTGTAAACTTATCAGCCACTGTTGTTTTAGGATCGCCATTCAAAGTTATGCTTGCAAATATAAATTCTCCACATGTTGGCGATGCAGTTGAGCTTAATTATAGCTATACGATAAATCCAGGAGAAAGGGTTGTTGTTGATTATAATAGAGGAGACTACTTAGTGGATTATAGTTATCTTGCTGATGATATTATAATTAGTTATGAATATGGAGATAATGTATTAGATTTTAGACAGTCATCTGCGTTAAGCCAAGGCGATACGTATTATGTAACATATAAAGTTGGAGCATTAAGAGATGCATTGCTCGCTAATTTTGGAACACTTATAAATATACCAATATTAAATACTTTAGATGTTGCATTTAATCGCGAAAGATATCGAGATGCATTAATGGCGGCAATGCAATCTTTTACAGAGGGCCCCACAAAAACATCCATGTCAAATTTGGTCGAGATAATAGTTCATACTAAGCCACAAATTATTGAATCAGCCTTTTCAAATTGGTCTCTTGGTAGTAGTTTGCTGAACCCACAGAAAATCACAACAACTGGGTCATTTGTGTTATCTAGTGCAAAATATGGAAGCGGTGTTATAGTAGACACACCTGGACAAACTATAAAATTTCCTGTGTCATCTAATTTACGATTGGAACAGGGAGCCTTAGAAACGTGGGTAATACCAGAGTGGAATGGTATAGATAATGAAGCAGAATTAACAATTACTATTTTGAAAAATGGTATTCCACTATTAGAAGAACAAGTGTTTATAGGCCCAGGAGCTTATCACCCAATTTTTTCTGACGGATATAGTTTTTCGATCAGCACAAAAGACAAAGTGCTAGGGGTTCCTAACGAAAGCAAAGATGGGGTTTTTATTTATTATACGTCAGATCCGAATGGCGATTTCAACAGATGGTATTTAGACGTATTAGATGGTTATGCAGATGGGTATGGTATAAAGAATTATAACATTACGGTAAAGACCAATGGCAAGTTTTATGATGTTAAGTCAACGCTAAATCCACAACCATCTTCGGATAGTATTTTCAGCGGTACTAATTCTCTAACATACACAATATCTGGACTAACGAATATTGACGGATACTTCGATGGATATTATAATGACGGTTATACGAATGGAATCACATTTATAGCAGACAATCATCATTATTTATTTGATTTCGGAAAATCGTTAAGCTGTAACCGTTTTTCAATATATAAGGACGAAAGCGGATATATAAACCTCCGAGTAATCGATAACGAAAATAATGTATATATCGTAAGCTCAGATGTGTCTAGTTGGCGAGCAGGCCAACTTCACCATATAGCGGCTGCTTGGGCATTGAACACGAAAAATGGAAGAGATGAGATCCATTTATTCATCGATGGATTTGAGGTTCCTAATATTATAGCCTATAAGAGCAAGGTTCTGCCATATTCAGGAGAGGCATTTAGAACCATTGACCCAGAAATTGTTGGCACTATAACAAGTCTCCCAATGACATTTCCGGTCAAAACTGAAATCAATTTATATGCAAATATAGCAGTATTTTTAAAGCATACAGATGGATCAATACAAGAAATACCTGGGCAAAGAGCACTTCATCCGGCATATACTATTGGTGTGGATAGCAATGACAATGTTTCTATAACGATATTAAACACCGCTGTATCAGGAGATATAGTAATTATTGAAACGCTAGGTTTAAACTTAAAATATGTTGATCAAAAATTTTATCTGTGGAACGGTATTGGAAACGATGGTTATGTAAATACAATAATGACACGACTACCAGCTCCAGCATTATTAGCAGATGTGAAAATAACTCATATATTGTTAGATGATTTTCTTATTGGCCCCCGAAACTCTGTGGTTGTTGGTGATATATTTACATGCAATACAATACTAACAGATCAGCCATCAATATCTGATAATGGTAGGACGCTAAAAATAAAAATAACTGGCACAAATGTTAATTATACAGCTCCGGTTACTATTACAATAAATGGCACAATAAATGGGGTTTCAAATACAAGCCAAACCTTTTCATTCTCCGCAAATGGAACACAGACCACAACTGGATATCAATTTTCACATGTTAATTATGTAAATGTTATCTGCACTTCGGCTAACCCACTACTTAACTGTATTGTGCTATCAATAGAAGAACTTTATCCAATAACAATATCTGAAAACAGTATAACAGTTCCAATTATTAGGTATAGTTATCAAATGTTTATTGGAAACACACTAAGCAGTCCTGGAGGAAATACCATTGTTGATCCAAATGCATTCTTTTCAATTGAAACTATAGGAAATTATCTTGTCATAGTATACCCTCCATCAGCCGCTGGTCAGTATAAGATTATGGCAGTTTCTGAAGATCATCACACGGCTACTATTAGCGAGATTCTGCCGGCATTTATAAATGGAACCTATCAAATCTTAAACACAACAACATTCAGAAGCGGATTACAAAACGGATTTTTTACATTTGAGTTAGCAGATTCTGACGGTTATGGATCACCATACGATTTTGTTCAAGGATTATATAAATTTGAATATTATACTTACCTTTCAATACCAATTAGTGCCGGAACTCTTTATGGATATGTTGGGTCAGACATTTATGGAAAGAACATGTTTAATGGTACGATAAATGATTTCCAAACAATTTCCGAAAAACTTACTGATACGCGGGTTGGTGAAACGGCACTAATCAATCAAGAAACAATAACAAAAGATTTTAATTCACTTGTTAAATTACAACCAACAGTTAACTCTCTTATGTTATTAAGTTTTAATACTTTCCCATTCACTAATTCCGCACTAGTGTATACAACGGCAGATAAAACTCCAATTCAATCATCTTATGCTGTTAATGGTAATTTCGGCAAAAGCGTTTGTATAACAGATATACCACTAATAATTGATAACGCCGGCATTCTTCATTCTAAATCACAAGGCACAATTGAGTTTTGGGTAAGTCCTCTATATGATACTGGAAATGATCCAAATTATCGATATTATTTTGATGCTACCGCTGCGACTAGCGAAAAGGTTGTTAGTATAAATAATGCTACAGTTATTGTATCGGGATTTATATCAAAGGTTTTAAGTGTAAAAGTACAAGTGGGAAATCAATATATAGATTATTTTGCTGGTGGAAAAATAGACGCAAATATGCAAACTATTTATTTAAACCGATCTTTGCCTAATCAAAACACACCAGTGGTTGTAAATTATATTCCTGTTGGCACCAACGGAGATCGTATATCAATATATAAAGACCCATTCGGGTATATAAATTTTGATGTAGTGGCATCTGGTTTAGAATATCAAATTAGGGCCCCCGCATTTTGGTCAAAAGGAACTTGGCATCGTTTAAAAGCGCAATATATTTTTAATACTGGTCTCGGTAGTGACGAGATTAGGTTTTTTGTAGACGGCTATGAGAGAGGAAATGTACTTGTTGGAGATGGCTATGTATTTGGTATTGGGCTAACACCAGTGTTTGGTTCATATTATATCGGGCCAAATGCTATAAATAAAAGCATAGTATTTAAAGATACAATTAATCAATTTTTTATTGGGTCTGATTATGCCGGATCTGGCAATGCTTACGCGTTAATTGATAATTTGAGAATAAGTGATATTTTTAGACCATTGTTTGTGTTATATGGTGAAACACTAGACGTAAATTACAGTAATAATTTATCAATTGTGTTTCCAGTTGTGGAAGATTTATATACCACATTGTTATTAGATTTCGATAGTTTAGTGGTGTTAAACACTAATTTTGCCACATTAAAAAACAGGACTACTGGATTATTTGATTTTACTATTAATGTATTTGATTCGTTTGGTATTATAAAGGGTTCTGCGGTTGTTAAACAAGTATTTGAAGAGCTTGTAAATATACTTAAGCCTGGAAATTCGCGATGTTTTATTAATTATATAGAGTGAAAATGAAATAATATGATATATAACAATAAACAAGGTAAGCCAATTAAAACGCATATAGTAATAATAAGGAAAAATGGTTAATAGAATACCAGTTAGTTTGCCAGAACCAATATATTTTGACGCAATGGACGTTGACAATACCGATCTAACGCTTCAGCAAATTTATAATGATCAAATAACAGCAGGAATAAAGTCTAATCATTTTGGAAGTGGCGTATTACCAAATTCATTAATACAACGAGTATTGTTTGATAGTGAAACAACTGTTGGTCTGCTCGATGGAAAAGCATTAAACGCACAGGCTCAACCATCCGATAACAATCTTGGAAATCAGTTAGAGATATCTTTATCAGGATCAATGGTGGCAGGAAATAGAACAGTAAAAATTCTTATTATAGGTCTGGATTTTCAACAAAATTTACAATATGATGCTGTGATTTTTCATAGAAATGAAACTCAATTTACATCTAAACATTATACAGCAATACTAACAATATTATTTAATGATCTTACAGGAATATCAACACAGTCATTTAATCTTGGAGGCAGGGTTCTTATTAAGGAAGCAAACCCATTAACATTATCAAGAGACTGTGTAATGATTTCACAATCTACTGCGCCAAATTTATTTTTTAGAGATTTTTTCGTTTCTGTTGGTGGAACACTGTCGAATGTGTTAACTGCCGCTCTACCATCATATAATATAAATACACTAAATATACAAACATCTTATATTCAACTTGCACAAATATTAGAAAATGATGTAAGCTCACAAATCGGACAAAAATTTTTAGCCACTACAAATAATATTCAAAAAATAACATTATTAATATCAGTTAATAACACAATAACACCTAATGATTTTTTATGGACTGGCGATCTTCTTATTAGTATTTATCCGCTACAATCAACGGTTTCTTGCCCAGCAGATATAGTGCCACAGATTGCAATTGATTTTGACCCATCTAATGTACCACTTGCACAGTTAAGTTTTAATTATAGTTCTATGTTAGCTAATGGTATATTGCTATCTACTGTGCCACAACCAGTAGACTTTGTGTTTAGCAATACACCAGTTGCTTCTGGTTTAATGATAGTACCAAATAATTATTATGTCGTTACTGCTAAACGAGCAGGATCTGATGATACTTGCGAAATACAATTTGCTGTTGGATCTAATTCATCAACAATAACAAGAGAGACTATTTTTAATGGCAATGTATGGGTAGATATTCCTGGGCAATCTCTTTGGTTCCAGGTTTGGACTGATGCAGCAAAAGTGTCTGATGGTCAAGCATATGATTCTGGTAATGGTGTCCTTGTTCCTAAAACGAAAATAAACCCATTAACGGCATTAACACAAAATTATGTGCTTAACCAGATACCGTTTGTTAGGAACGATCTTTTTTATGGCCTACTACAAGCTACAACACAAAAAAGTGTCCCAGTTCAAGATGAAAGAACTGGTAATAATATAGACTCTCAACAGCAACTTGTACCAACAATTACATTATTAAATACTAATGGCCTCTCTAATATTCAAAATGTTTCTGACCCTCTTATACTAGGTACTATAAAAGATCAAAATGTTAAAGTATATAGTTTTGCGACAGCCACATCAACAGCCGCATTTCATGAATATGGATTGGTAGAAAATCAAGTTGTTATTAAGGTAATTACTGATACTACTGATGGATATAGATATGATCAAAATATAATAGAATTAGTTTCTGAACTAGTTGCCGGAAATTTAAATGGGGCACAATTTACTCCAAATTTAGCTAATCCATCTGTATTTTATAGAATAGCTAATGCTGAACTAATTACAATGCTCTATGGAGATGTTGATGGTAATGGTATAATAGACGATAATGACATTCTTCTTGCCAATCAACTTATTAATCAAAATTTAAATATAATACCGACACATAATCAATATATTGTCAACACATCATTATTTGCTTCTGACATACATGTTTCTTGGCAGATATTAAATGGGATAACAGTTGTTGCGTCTGGTACTGATGGAATTATAACGGCTAATCCTAATAACGGAGCTATTGCAAATTTTAATAGCGTATCAGGCAATTTTAATAGTATAATAAATATAGGTGGAGACACAATTGTATTATCTAATTCAACAGCTGCTGCTGGAAATAATGGTTCATTTACAATAGAATCACTTATAGATAATAATAACATAACAATACAAAAAACTTATTATAATTCTGACACAATTCTACAAATTATGAGGGGAAATATTACTGGTAATATGGTATTAAGTTCAACAGATATTAGCTACATAACGGATTATGTAGAAGCGGTTGCACCATTTCCAGCTACCACATCGCCAGCGAATAATGTAGGTAAAACATTTAACGCTATAAGATTTACATTAGAGGAATATGTAGATAGAGAAGATGATTACCCTTCTACTAATGCAAACAGATCAACAACATTGCACCCATTACCAGATATATTTCTTGATGGGTATGCACTATTTGCCGGTGTAGACCTGGAATTAAATTCAATACAATTTAATGTAGTTCAACAATTAGTATGGAACGATTATGAGGTTTTGACCAACTCAAATCCACGATTACTTACATGCTCATTCAACTATCAATCAGGCTATACAAACCCAAATTGTGGCATTGCTGGTATTACAACGGCGACTTCATATCCAATGGCTCCGTCGTTTGATCCTGGAAGAAATGATTTTTTCATACCAGATAACCTAATTGTTAATACTGGTGGACAATTCATAAGACCAGATGGTTATTTTATGAAGATGGATTTTGAAATTGGTACGGTAACTATTGAAGTTCCACCAGTGTCTTTTGATATGGAGCATAATGTTAATTTACTAACCGATTTTGTGGCAGATTTTTCTGGTACTGGATATACTAATCTTGGATACCCTGCTATGAAATTTGCTGACTGCACAAATGTAACACTAGACGCATTGGTATTAAATCAAATTAGGTTTGGTGTAGCGGTTCAATCATTTTCTCCTCAACTAACTGGATTAGATGGATATTGTTTAGCAGGCGTGATTGTTGATGGAAAAATTGGTGTATCAGTAGATTATTCTACTGGGTTACTAACATTAAACTTTACAAATCTTTATCAGGATCCAGTACTACAAACATTGAACACAAAAGTAGAGGTTACAGCATACCTCAAAAAAGCAGGCTGGGTCAATCAAAATATATTTGTAGATTCAACAAAAGCACAGAATATATTTTCTGTTCCAACGCCAACGCTATCCACAACAGTTTGTGCCAATCCATCACTAGTGGTAATCATTTAAGGATTAAATGGCAACCATCATTATAGGCAATCCAATTACAATAACAATAAACGTTATATCACCAAATCCACATTTAAATGCTACTGGTATTGTGGTTCTTGTTGCAAATGAAGAAACGGTTGCAACAAAATATATGACAGGTGGCAGTATTACATTCACGATAGATACGAATAAATTAGGAGTAGGAAATTATAATTTTGTTGGATTTTATACAGGCGATATGAATTTTGCACCAGGAGAGTCGGCCGGGTTGCTGTATGATGTTGAAACGGTCGTGAATACAAGTTGTGTTGTTGTATCAAGTAGTCCAGTAGCAGCGTTTGGTCAGGCGGTAACATTTACATGCACAATAACGGCTGGACAACCAGTAACACAGGGAACAGTTAGTTTTTATGATAGTTTAAACCCATCACCAATAGGGTTTGCAACAAATATTACACAAACATCCACTGGCGGAATAGCAACATTCACAACATCAACGCTTGTAGTTGGAACATATAATATTTATGCAATATATAGTGGCGGTGGGGCATTTACCACAAGCACCTCTCCAAATATTTCTCAAACTGTCAATGAAATTATTCCGACGGTTGTTGTATCTGTCAACGTTAACCCTTCATTTTTTAATAATCCAATAAACATTACTGCAAGAGTTTCCGGACCATCAAGTGTCCCATTAGGTAGTATAATTATTTCTGATAGCAATTTGGCAATTAGTGGCGCAATAACACTGTCCGGAGGGGTTGGCGTTTTATCTGGATATACTGCGCTGGCTGGAGGATCTCATAGTTTAACAGCCGCATATACCAGTACAGATATGGTTTATGATAATGCAACATCTGCAATTTATACACAACTAATTAACGCTGGTGCCACGACAACAGTTTTGACAAGCAGTGCAAATCCAGGAGCACACGGCAGCGTTACATTTACTGCTACTGTAACAAGCGCATCAAGTGGAACGCCAAATGGATATGTAGTATTTAAAAATGGTGGCGTAATTATTGGGGCATCAACTGGGTATTTATTAAATGGTTCTGGTATTGCAATTTCTCCACC